ATTTCCATCGCATCGATCCTCTCACACATGTGAATGCAGGAATGACATAATTCAACAGTGTCATCTTGCAGTAATTATATGGAGTCGGATCTGCGGGGACGATAGTTTCATGGATAGCTCCAGGAGCATACCCACGATAGTACGGTAAATCATTATTCCGCACCGTCATGAAACTTGTCGTCGTAAAAGTTGGTGTGATAGCCGAATGCCAATTATACCTTTTCAGGCATTGGCGCATCGATGTTATTGGGTCACCATAATACACACACGCAGTGTGATCTTGGTCACTCAATGTGGGCGCCATTGTATCTGACGCCTCCATTTTCATCGGCTCATCTTCATTCTTCGTTAAATCAGCATCGGGATGTGACATTTCACCGGTTGCTTCCGCCATTTGGGGAGTGAAAACTTCACCCATTTGCGGAGCAAACCATACCAAGTCTTGAATCGTGGACGAATCCGGATCATAGACTTTTCCTGACCCCAACCAATATCAATTGTGAAATCACGTTCTTTTGCAAGGTCAATGATGTGAGTGTAATTTGTATTGTACTCATTCGTCAACGGATATGATGGATCGTAGGTAATTTTCAACCTACCTTTGTGAAACGCAGAAGCAACGATTTGAAATCGAAACTTCATTGTTCCTCTCCATCTCCGAAACGGAAGAGTTGCAAAACAACATGCTGGGAAATGAAGCTCAGAATTAAGCTCATTCCACAGCACAGGACTCACTTCAGAATTCCAAAGCAAGGTTTCAGTGCTGTCAGCAACAGCCCATCCGAACTGCGTAAGAAAGGATTCTCGTTGTGCAATAGATTTGATTGTCATCTCATCTGTTGTACCGAGACCCATAACTCGCGGATCGATGGTAAGTTCTTGTTTACAGTCCAAAGTCAATTTCTGACTATTATCTGTAACATTGGTGTTAGCCATGTTACTTAGATATCGTGGCGTATACGGTTGAATTTCCGCTAACGTCACTGGACGTGAGTATCCGAACATTGTTGCTATACTCGATACCGCAGATGCTGCGAGCTCAGTCGCTCTAGCATACATCCCAATACCGGGTACTTTACTAAGGGCTCCTGCAGCTTTTGCAATGACACCTGCGGGTCGTGATATTGGACCTGAACCATATTCATCCTTGGCTTGTGGAGTAAAAATCTCTCCCATCTGAGGCGATAGAGCACCTGGCTCATTCGCTGTAGGAATAGAAAGAGAAACTTCCTCCGCCCAAGCAAAGACTGAAACTGTTACGGAATCAGTGGCTCCATTAGCATGCTTCAAATTCTGCATACCATGGATGATAATATCACCCATTTCTCTCAATTCCTGATTAGGAATTTTCAAGGCATTTTCATACCAAACGAAAGGGAGAGTAAGGGTTCCACCTTGACTGGTGGTTGGGTCCAAATATACGTGTGGCCGTTGACTAGCCGCCACTACATCCTCAATAAAGAATGCACGATCTTTTGTGAAATCGTCCAAATTGTGGAGTGGTGTATACGATGCAATTGCTCGCCCATAATGAAAACCATTACCGTTCAAAACGATTCTGACTTTCAATTTACAGCGCAACAAGTTGTAATTTGTGATACGATTTATCACCCTGGCATTTTCGAAGAAATCCTGCCAAGGATTAAATGTTTCAAACAAATTTGTACCTGTCGCCCAACTGTAAGACTGAATTTTGACGGGACGCTGAAAGAAGTTCTCCAGTGTCGCATCATCTGTATCAGCTGTGCGAAACGTATCATCGGGCATACTGTCAACAACATAATCCCATTGTGGAGTCTGATCACTAAACCTTACGTTCTGGTGCTGGGACTCCAAACTTTCCTCATTTATAGTTACATTAAACTTTTGTGTATTATTATTCATATTATTCATTGTAGCAAGTCATCATTAACGGTTACATGGAAGACTCAATCCATGCACCGTGTGTCAATCTTGCGTGTGGCGAACACTCCCCTAAATAGGGGTACTTTACGAGGAAAGTGCCTCTCTCTGCAAGCCTGTACTTTGTCCTTCGACTGACGAGTTGGATAAGCACGGTCATCCAATACAGAGAGCCCTCTTTTGGTGTAAATTAGACGTGATGGGATACGCCCAGAGGGATGCATTTAAATGTCTGCCCAAGACGGTGCCGCAATTTAAGCGTAGCGCTCTTTCCAAGTTGCAAGTCTATCGTCATAACTTTCGTGTACGACAGTGCAACCATGGATAATATCAGCTCGCTTAGCTACCTCAATCATTTGTTGGCGGCGTTGCTCATAGACTTCACGTCCATGTGAAAACCACTCACGAAGAGCTCCATCGATGTTTTGCATCGATTGTTGCTCTTTTGTAAGTGCCTTAGATTTCAATGTAGCGTGCAAACTCTTGAAGATCGAATCTTCATCGAGTGCACCCATTATCAAACCAGTGTCTTCACAATAGACGTTCTTTCTCTTGAGCAAATCTGCATCCGTATCATTCATGTACGGTGTCGGCTCGGATTCTTTGTCCGGCATGGTGAACTTCATGTCATGTTCTTCGAGAAACTGTGCCACTGAAATGTGGTTAAATTCGTCGAAGTCCTTATGTACAGAGCTCTTTGCATCATCTCCGTATGTAATCAATGCGCACACTTCTTGAAAAGAAGGAAGGTTTTCACGATCCTTACAAATCTCAAAGTATGCACATCGAAACAATAGAGCATTCACAATAGAATTGACATAAACAGTCAGGTTCTGTCCCGAAGGATTTGAACCAAAATGCTGTATCAAGTCACCATTATAAGCCATCAAAGGATAGCAAATATCTGTGGCAATACCTTCCATGATAATCAAATCTTGGTCGGAATATCCACAGAACTTGCCAATATCCATCATGACACGAAATGCAGAAAACATCACCTGAGCAGGCATACGAAGATCGTACTTGCTATAATCACCAGCAAGAATACGGTCCTCACCATGCTGTTTAACATGCTTAGCCAATTGGTCCCATTCAGGACCTTGGGCATTCACACCAACAGCACACTCAGATGTAAGAGGCATCATGGACAATGCTCGGGCAATAGGCAAGAAGTACTTGCGCACCAACA